AGCCATTTCTTCTGCTTGATAAGTATTTGTGATAACTTTACCAAATTCAAATCTACCCTCTAATAAAAAACCACCATCATCTGTTTTCATTGTTGCATGACGATCTGCACTTGGTAATCCTGAATCATCTATTGGTGGAAACTGTACTTCATCAACTTGAAAATTTCGATCAGGGTTAACATAAGATACAATTACTCTGTTATATTTTTCATTTTTAGCTGGAGTTTGTAAATTATATCCACCAATAATATCATCTTCAGTTATAGTGATTGACGCACTTCCTGTTGTTTCTATAATTAAATTATACTTACCTTGTGTGTATGGTAAATAACCTCTACATCCTTTTAACAACTCTCTAACATTTTCTAATAATTTTTTTGATGTATCTATAACTGCATTTGTATCAAAAATGTTAATATCACTACCACCTGAATATGGAGTTACTTGTGTTTCACAAACTTGTGAGGCATCATAAAAACTTTGTAAATCTATTTCGCTTGTTGTTAAACCTTTACCGTATCTACTATTAGTTAAATAATCTAATAAACACCAAGCTGGGTTTGTTGAGAAAGCTGGTGTTTGTGCAACTAAACTTGAATTATATGCAATAACTTTCTTACCTTTTATTTTTGCTTGTACTTTTGGTATTCCAGAAAATACATCTTGATTCCATTTAAACCTTAAAGCTAAATATGCTATGCCTGATAGTTTATGGTTACTTCCCCAATTAGATAAAGTAGATAATATTGATGATGCTGATTGTCCATCTGTTCCAAAATGTGGTTCTATTTTAATTAAACTTTCACTATCTTTGTAAAAATTACTATCTCCACTTCCAACTTCTACTTCTGTTCCATCAGTTAAAGCACTTGCCCAAGTAACTACTTGTTCATCTACTCTTACTTCTTCTATTGAATTTATCTCTCCCTCTGACATCACTAAAGCCATGTATAAATAAGTATTATCTGTTCCTGAAGTTTCTACAAAAACTCTGACGCCACCGATTAGTCTTTCTCCATAAATTACAGGAATATTAGCGTCATTAGATTGTTTGTTTAAAAGAACTCCTGTTTCAAAGTCATCTGCTTCATTAACACCAAAGTCAGGTAGGTCAGGTACTTTAGGCCTGAACAACCAAGCTATTGCTATTGTTGCAATTAATTTTACAATAGGATTTACATTAGTAAAAAAACTTAAAGCTGAACTTACAAAACCACTTATGGAAAAAAAAGATTTTATTCCTGTTTTCTTTATAGGTAGTCCAGCACCACCATATTGTTTTAAAAGTTTTTCTTCTCGTTTATTAATATAAGCAAGAAACTCTCCTTTAGGTGCATGTTTGTTAAGTATCTTTTTTGCTATCTTAATTAAAAATTTTTCAAACCATTTAAACATTATTCTCTACCCCACTTAATATCTAAAACAGTTTGTGAACTAAAATCCATTCCTACATCTGTACTAAAGAATCTTTGTTGTGAAGTATTATTTGTTTTTCTTCCATTCTTTTTTTCAAAGTCAGCCCAATGAGAAACTACTGATAAATTAACAACACTTGATTTTGTATTTTCATTTATTGCGAAATTTTCTATATTACCTTTGTATAATAAAAAAGGATCAGCAATAATTGAATTATCATCTGCTAATAATCCTCTAAAAATAGTTACTTCATCATTAGTAACATTTTCATTAAGTACAGTAGAAATAAATGTTTGATCTGCACCTGATAAAGATATTGTTAAACTTGATTTAGTTACATCTAGTTCTTCAGTAAAATCTAAAACACCTATAATAAAATCTGATGAAGTATAAGTAACAGAACTACCAGAGATTGAAGAAGTTAATGGAAAACTACAATCAGTAAAATTTACAGGAGTACTAAAGCCTATCGTAAGTAAATGAAATGGTCTAATATCATTTGTGGCTAGTTCGTTCTTTATCGCTGTTGTTAAGGCTCTCGTCATATTTCTCGTATGTTGTTCTTATTAGTTTTTCGCTTTGTTCTACCATAATAAAGCTGAAACTTCCATCTGGAATAGTATTTTGTTTTAAATTGTTTTTTTCAGAATCTAATTCACTTTCATCTACTATTTTTTCTGCAAGAAAATCAGCAGTTACATAATGCCTTACTAAATATTTTGTCATCTATAAAGATTCTTCTACATCAAATTCATATTGGTATAAAAACGCACCATCTTTAGCTGTTCCTACTACACCAAATTCTTGAATGTCATTTGTTAGATGTACTGTAAAAGGAACATTATCATACGTAACCACTGAATCGTCTGCAAGTGCTGTCAGTAAAGGTGGCTCTATTGTAACTGTTGAAGCATTACTAGAAGCCTGAACATTTGCAACTACCATATACACTTTGCTATGCGAAGCAAATTTGATAAAATCTCCAGCTTTAAATGCATGTGGATTATCGTTATGATGTCCGTCCATAGCAATCGTTGTATCTCCAACTGCGTGAACACCATTAACTAAAACTGTTCCTGTTTCATTACCTCTTGCATCTTCTATTTCAGGTGGGATTATTGTAAAGTTTTCTTTACCTGATCTTTGTTTCATTATAAATGCCATTAATTCTCCATAAACATCTGATCTAGTTCCTGTAATTATACGAACTGTGAACGCAAATCTTTGGTTGTCTATTTGTCTTGCAAGTTTCTTACCTGATACAGATTTAGATATAATAGTATTTTGAATAGACTTGATTCCTAAAGTTTCAAATTTAGAAGTTGATATTGGAAAAGCACCAGCCATTAAATTAAACTCTCCTGTCCTCTTTCATTAACAGCGTTATTAATGATTTGAGTTATAGCACCTCTTGATCTAACTAATAATTCTTCAAACCCTGAAGCGTCAACTGTGTTGATATTAAAATTAACTGTTGCACCTTGTGATGATGTGCCTCTAGCGTTTTGTTGTATTTGTCCTGTTGAATTAGGAACGAACAATTCTGCACCTCTTTCTCCAACAATAGTTGGCTGTCCTTTTCTAACAGACCCACCACTAGCAAAAAACTTTAATGGATTACTTCCACCACTTCCACCACCACCACCGACAGCGTTTAAAATCATTTGTAAAGCAATCTGTCTTTTCAGATTAGTATTTTGTTTTCTAATTAAATTATCTTTATCTGCTTGTACTTTTTGATCTTCTTTGCCTAAAACTTTTTGTATAAATAATAAAGCTATATATTCTATTTGTTGTGCTATTATATTAACTAATACTTGTTGTGCTATTTTTTTCATTGTTTCTCCAAAGTCTTTTGCCATAACAACTGTTTCTGCCATTGCTTTTGACATTTGGCCAACACCATCAACAATACCTTTAGAAATAGTTTTATGAATATTTTCGAAAGATTCTTTCATCATGTTAACTCTTTTATTAACATCTTCTTTTAAGGTTTCTCCAATTTTTTGGAATATGTTTTTTTGTTTTATGACTTCTTCTGTCGCTTCTTCTAATTTACCTTTGTTAATATCAATTTCTGGAACTTTAATAGGTATGTTTAATAAATCTCTTAACTTAACATATAAGTCAAAAGATACACTGATGGCTCTATTTAATTTTTCTAAAAGTTTTGTTATTGCTGTAACAACTAACCCAAGACCTTTTCCTAAAGTTTGAATAACAGGGTCTAACGCTGTTAAAGTTTCTGCAAGTGTATTATTCATGTCAGTTAACGCACCACTAAAACCAGCTTGGCCTATGTCGTCTAAAGCACCTCTAAAAGCAATTCCTAAATTTGAAGATGAAGTTGATAAGTTATCTAATTTTTGTTCAGTAGCACCAGCAAACGCTTCATTAAAACCTACTTCTAATGCAGTTAATATTTTTCTAGCACCCTCTGTTGATTGACCAAATTTAGCAATTTCTAATCTAGTAATTCCTAATTGTTCTTCTAATATTTTAAATACAGGAACACCTCTATCAGCAATTTGGTTAAGTTCTTCTAAACCTAGACCACCTTGAACACCTCTAGAGAAAACTCTAGTCATAGAATCTAAAGTACCTATTTGATCAGTTGTAACTGCGGCTGTATCAGTGAACACTCTTAAAAGTTTTTCAGTAGGGTCAATACCTGACGCTTTCAATGTTATGAATGAAGTTGTTAATTGTTCTACGCTGAATTGAGATTTCAAAGCAAAATTTGTTATAAAGTCAAAAGCCTGAGCACCCTCTTTAACTCCACCTGTAACTGAAGAAAGTGAATCTCTTAAATCTTCAAAGTTTGAACCAACATTTGCTATTCCTCTTAAAGCAACAGCACCACCTAAAGTAACAAAAGCACCTTTTAAACTAAATACAGCATTTTTGATTGAAGCAAGTCCACCTTTAACAGATCGTAATGCACCTTTTGTTTTATCTTGTGCTAATATGTTAATTTTTAAATTTGCCATTATCTATGTTTGCTCTTTGTTATTTCTGCCTGTGTTTCCTCTTGTTCTAAAAGCATAAATCCTAACCAATGATTATACTCCCAAACTTCCATTTTGAGAAGTTCAGATAAAGTTATTTTTAGCCTATCTGCAACGATAAGTAAATTTTTTAATTCTATGTTATTTTTGAGTTTTTTTTTACTTGGTCTGGAGTGATAGCTTGTACCATAGCTGACGATATTCTCGAAAGAACGTCAGAATCTACTTTATACATCAATGCTAGTTTATCTTCTGCCTTAAACACTTTCTTGCCATCTTTATCTAAAGACTTCATAACAACAATGTCTGCAAGAATACTTACATCATTCAAGTTATCAGACTTTTTGAATAAAGTATTTTTTTCAGATAAGTTTATAGGATTCCAATACAATATTGTTGCATTGCCATTTTCGTCTTTCCATTCAGGTACTTCGATAGATTGTACACCCAAAGATTCAAAATGCGTTTTCGCAATATCAATAACTGACATAAATTAGATTATACAGTTCCTATTGTAAGTGCACCTGTTCCTTGAAAAGTAACAGTTCTAGAAATTACTGCGTCCATTGAGTTTGTAACTGACATTCCTGTAACTACGCCTGTTCCTGAAAAACTTCTGTCGCCACTTGCATTACCCTCTGGTAATAAAATAAATGCGATTGAAGCACCAGCAATTAAAGTTGTTTGTGGGCTATCAGTTTCATCAAAGTTCATTTCTAATGTTCCAGAGAATGAAGTTCTTCCTGCTAAAAACGATTTAGTAGCATCTGTCAAAGCTGTATCTTCAACTACGTCTGCTGAAGTTTCTAGTGTAAAGCCTGTTAGTTCCCCAACTGCTGATCCACCAGCTGTTACAACTCCTTCTTTTCCGTGATGTGTTGCCATTTTGTTTCCTTTTTACTTTTAGATTGTTGTTGTTTAGTTTGCTTATACCCTAGACTTAAAAAATGTTCAAGATTAGATTCATTAATAATTATCTCTGAATTATCTTTGTATAATTTAATGTCTTTAGCCATAAGTCCTTTTATTCTTTTTCTTCATCTTCGTCAAGATTATTGAACTCGTCAAGTTCAGGAAATTGCTCTATATCTTCGTCACTTTCATCTTCTTTGAAATTGTCTATTTTTCTTCTTGCGTCCATACATAGTAGAGATATTTCATCTGTTAATTTTTCAATATTATCTAATTTTTGTTCTAATTGATCTATTACTTTATTTGCTTTAGCCATTATGGTGTACCTGATTGATATTCATACATACATCTAATTGTCATTCTTATTCCACCAACAGGAAACAAACTACCCTCGTCAGTTTCTACTTGAATGACTTCTGTATCTAATGCGTTACTGTTTCTTGTAGGGTCTGTTTCTAAAGCTGTTTCAATAGCAGTGATTAATTGATTTCTTGCTGTATCAATATTTGATTCTGCACCTTTAACAAAACCTAATACAACAAAATCAATCGTACCTATTCTTGTTTTAGCACCACTACCCATCTCTGAATCATCTCTGTTTTCTTCAGACGTTTGAACTATTACTGCTGGATATTGTTGTGCAGATAGTTCGTCAATAATAAAAGGTTGTCTTGTTGCTTTTTTAATTGTTATAGGGCTAGAGATACCTGATATAGTAGATAATAAATTACTAGCGATATTTTCTCTGACACTCATATTCTTGCTCTCTTTAATTCTTTTTCAATAAATTTATTGAATGATTTGTTTATAATCTTTTCTGTTCTATTATTAAAGCCAAAAAATTGTCTTTTAGGGCTATTAATTACTTGATTCCATAATGCTTTATTTCTTTCTTCTGCTCTAGCAAAACCAAGTGTAATTTTATGTTTTCCTGTTTTAGTCATTGCTTGATTTGGTGTTAAAGCACCTAACATCTTTCCTGAATACCATAAATCAACATTAGTTTCTTTTCCCTCTTTTTGTAATCTTTTTAAATATCCCTCACTATAAGGTGCAAAAGGTTTGCTATTAAAATCAATTCCTTTTTGTGTTTTAGTTCTAATAATTTCTAGTAATTGAAAACCAGCTTGTTTAACACCTTTGTCGATTGCTCTTTCTAAAACACTTTCAAATTTATCAACTTTTCTAATTACTTCTTTTGAGTTTGTTTTTGTTTTTACAATAATGCCTTTAGCAAAGTTACCTAAACCTCTTTTTATTTTATTTACTTCGCCTTGTGGTATTTCTGCTTGTTTGGTATCTTTCGAGATAAGTTTTCTGATACCAATAGAAGTTGCAACTCTTTTAAGAATTAATGGTACAGCCATTATCTAACTAATCTTCTGAATCCATGTAAAGGCTCTCTTTCATTAGATACAATAGTTCCATCTGCATCTACATCATACTCTACACCATCTTCTAAAATCATTCTCCATTCGACATTGTATTGGCTCATATAATATTCTGCCATTCTTTCAAATCTGTCTTTTTCTGTTTCAGGTCTGAATTTAGTTAATGCTGGTAAATAAAATCTTCCAAGAAATAGATAAACACCAGCACGTTCAAACTGATCTAAATTAACTTTTGTATTAACCATTTCTGCTGTGTTAAGTACTGTAATATCTGTAAATATATTTGTTTTATAAACAGGCCACCATTCAACTCTTAATGCTCTTAAAATATCATTTGTAGTTTGTGCAAGGAAATTAACAACTTCAGTTGAATTATTTGCTAGACCAAAATCAAAAGTATCTGGTTGATATTTAGTTACATCACTTGCAGTTATTACATCAGCACCTGTATAATTAGCCATAATTTACTTCCAAATTAAATAAACAATTAATAAAGCTAGAGGTATTGAATACATTGGATTAGCTTTTGCTTTTATCCAAATCCATTT